CAAGTACCCGGATGCAGTCGGCGCCGTCATCTGGGTTACTCCGGCCCGTGTTATCCGCTGGCTCCTCGGCATAGACCCCCGACGCGACCTGTTTGCGGTGGTACTGGCCCATGTCCCGCCGGAGCCACCGGCAGCGAGGGTGCACCAGCAGGCCCCGGTGCCCCTGGGCGTCCCGAATGAGGCGGCGGACCTCCTTGACTCCATCTATCACACCGGTCTTCGTGGGCGTCCTGACGGGCACACCGAGCTGGCGGATGTAGGACTGGAGCTGCTTGTCAGTCACGCCCGCGTAGCAGACTTGCGGCTTCCGGTACGGTCTCGTCTGCCCCGTGAGCTCCGCCTTGCGTCCCTCCTCCCAGGTCGTCTCCTGCCAGAACCAGATGCCGGTCTCGCGGTTGGCCGCGTCCAGCTCCCGCTTCTCGGAGAGCCAGCGCATGACCTCCTCATAGAGCGTCATGTTGGTGTAGAGCTCGTTCACCACATGAACGTCACCGTTTGGCATCTCCTGGCAGGCCAGGACGACGAGGGCGTCGGGGAGATATCCGTCATCGACTGCCCATGACACCGGCAACTCAGGGTTGTACTCCGCCTCCTCCGTCACGTTGGAGTCGGGGTCGCCAGGCGCGTCCAGCCAGTTCTCATAGACCAGGCCCTTGTGCGATGCGCTGCGACAGAGGCTCTGGACGATCCAGGTTTCCTCATCTGATTGCAGGCGCCGGTTGATAGCGTCCGATTTCTTGAAGTGGCCCGTGGCCTGGCGGACCCGGCCCTGGCAGTCCTCCCACAACAGGCAGGCGGGCGGCTTCAACTCCACGCCGCGCTTGACGCGCTCGGCATCCTCGCAGGTCGGGCAGGGTTCCATTACATCGAACAAGCAGCCCGTGAAAACCTTGATGCCCCGGCTCTCGGCCTCTGTCAGCAGCCGGTTCATGGGGCCGAAGGATGTCACCTCAGCCGATGCGTAGATGGTCTGGGACGGGTAGTCTCCCGTCGACATGGGCATCCCGACGAACTGCTGGTAGACGTCCCAGGCCATGAGGTCGAACTCGTCCGCCACTGCCATGTTGGGGTGCGGCCCCGATGTGGCGCCGACCGTCCCGGGTAATACTTCCAGCCGGCTCCCGTTCTTCCAGCGGGTCTCGCTCATGATCGGCTCCTGCATGAGAGCCCGGCGGAAGTGGGGGTCGCGGAAGTAGCCCTTGACGTAGCCGTAGTTCAGGTTGGCCTGGCGCTGAATGGCGCCCACGTGTGAGGTCTGGAAGGCATCGTGGTAGTGGTGGTTCAACAGGTGGAGTATGGACAAGTCACGGGTCTTTCCCGATCCACGTGCACCCTGGAGGGCGGCGGCCAATACCCGCCGGAAGTACACGTCCGCCAGGAACTGGAACGGCGCCGTGTGCTCAGGGCAGACAGCCCGCCAGGCGATGTGGAAGCCCAGGATGTACCATATCCAGTACCAGAGCTGCTCGTCGGTCTGCGGGCCGAGCTCCTTCAGCCGCCGCAGGGACACGACCGCCCGTTCGCGCTGGTATTGCTCAAGAGCCGTGGTCACTGGCCACCCTTGGGCACCCTTGCTGCTAGCTTCGCTTTTGGCGCGTTTCCGCTGCGTCTGAAGCTGCTACCCTCGCTGGTGGGCGCCTTCTGGATACGTACCTCGCCCCTCATCGCCAGCGGCATCGCCACCCAGCCGTTGTCGAAGAGCTGCAGGCGGCCCCCGTGCTCCATCAACCGGAGCAGGAGTGGCAATTCCGACTTCTCCGTCCTGGCCGCAACGGCCAGTGCCTCTCGCTCGGTCTTCGCTTCCACCACCTGATCGATCACCACGCGATGGCGTACTTGCCACTTCATCCTTCATCTCCATCCAGAACCTTCGCCTCGCACTCGATCACCGGAGCCAACTGCGGCGGCTCCCGCCCCGTCCGCTTCTGGAAGACGGCGGCGACCACGGCGGTGATCTCGTCGTCCGTGGGCTCACCGAGCGGCGGCGTGCCGAGAGGCACGAAGACGCCGAACTGGGCCGAGCCGCCGGGCCGGGGGTTCACGCCGATGTCCTGGCCGATGCGCCACATCATGTCGCCGACCCTCAGTAGGGTCTCCACCGCCTTGTCCACACCGGGCATCGGCGCCGGCAGCCCTTCCTCTGTCTCGGTCGCCCGCGCCAGCCGTTCCTCAGCCAGCCGGTAGACCTGTTGCAGCGAGCGGAACAGGTCCACCTTCACCTCGAGGTCCTTGAGCTTCCGTTCCACCAGGCCGGCCGGCAGTATGTCCCCCGGCGCCATGTGCCGGTCCCGCCAGCGGGTGATGGTCCGGGCAGAGGGTAGGGGGGTCTGCTCCAGCAGTTGCCCGTATTGCCAGCGCATCATGCCCACGATGGTCTCAGCGCTGAACCGGTAGCGCAGGAGCTCGTGGATTTCGTCGAAGAGCGGATGCTGCTCGACCGACTGGCCGAACTTGTCCTCCGCTCCAGGCGGCAAGGCTAGGTCGGGAGGGTCAGGGGCCTTCTTGCGGGCGGGCAATGGACAGCCTCTCGTGTCCCAACGTGGACACGGCCCATCTTCGCCCGCCCAGTGGGGCAGCTCTAAGACTGCTGTGGCAAGGGGCCTACAAAGGCAATGAGGGAATTAACGACTTGCGGAGCCAGGCCGAGGGCGAGAAGCTGCTGCTTCAGAATGGCGAGGCGCGGGTCAGGCTGTCCGACCCGAAGATCACGGGGCGTCATGCCAAGTTCGGAACCCAGCTTCATCATCTGGTCCATCGCCTTGCTGGCGATCTGGAAGTAGGGGGATTGAACCAGGTATTGAGCCTTCGTTCTAATGACCGGGCCGTACTCAACGATCTTCTGTTGCGCATGGCGCCAACTTGACCAGGCTTCGCAATAAAGGGCGAGAGCGTTAACGTCGATGTCCCTTGCGCCCGCGTCAAGGAGTCGCTTGCCAGTCCGTTCCCATTCGCTCTTCGCCTCTGGGGTCAGCCAGTCGGGGGCGGGCGGAAGCGTCAGCGCGCCCTCGGCGTCAGCGGGTGGGACTGTCTGCTCGGCATCAGTCAAGGGATGGTCCCCCTTTGTTTGGAGCGCCGGGATGGAATTGCACCACCCTCTCCCGCATGGATAGCGGGCACATCGCTGTCTATGCTTCCAGCGCCCAGGGCTTCCTCGATCATGTCCAGCAACAGCATCATCGCCGTCGCGCCATTGCGGACGTCGCGCTCTGCCATCTTCTCGGCTAGGGCGTTCAGGAGCCGGTCATGCTCGGACCAGCGAGCCAGGATGGTCGGAGTCTTGATGTCGGCCTGGACCTTGTCGAGCATGGAGAGCAGCCGCACCACCTCCTCCGGCAGAAACGCGAACGAGATCACGTGGTAGTCCAGGGGGATGTCGGTTAGGGCCTGGGGCTCGATAGAGGCCAGTTGCAGAAGAATCGCGTCGTCGAGACCGGAGTATTCCTTGAGAACCACATCGTCGATCTCGTTGAACAGCTCCCGGAGGATAACCGAGTCGTCTTCTCCCACGATGGCGTTGTGCGAGAGCTGCTTGGCCACCTCTTCGCCCCTGGTCATGTCATCGGTGATGACCAGCACAGGGAGGCGCTGGATCCCGGCCTCCTTAGCTGCCATGACGCGATGATTCCCCGAGATGACGCGGAGCTTTCCGTCCGGGAGTAGCCGGCAGAGTGGGACGCTTTCGACCCGGCCGTCGTGCTTGAGGTTGTCCACCAGGGCGTTAAAGGTGGCGGCGGACATCATGCGGGCGTTCTTCTCAAGAAGCTCCAGCTCGTCTATGCCGGCGTATCTGAGCGTCAGGCCATCAGGCAGACGCAGGCTCAGTTCGTCGATGTCCCGTGATTTTGGAGCCACCACTCTAGCCCCTCCTGAAGTGTCCATCGGCCAAGCTCGCCGACATAGTTTAGGTGCCCCTCCCGGCGAGAGTGCAGTTTGTAGATGCCCCGATACTTCATGCTAACAGGCTTCTCCGTGAAAGCCGTAGTCCCGATGGTCTTCGCCCTAGCTACCATCCCGCCATCCGACAGCGAGAGCATGAGCTCCCGGGACAGACTCGCGGCCAGGACGAGCTTGCCCAGGCGTCGATAGCGATGGTGGGGCACGGCCACGTCGCACATCATGTAGAGGTCCCCGATGCCCCGTTGCTTGAGCTGCCCAGGCGGCATGCCAATGCCCAGAAGGCCCACCAGATGGGCGTCCAGCATGACGGCGAAGGTGAGTCGCGGCTGCGATGGGATGATGTTCTTGCCGAGCAGGCAGTCGCGAAGCCACCGAAAGGAGGGCGCGTCCAGCTTCATCAGCCGGAGTTTGCAGGAGGACGAGATCACGGCGTCCTGGGGCAGTCTCTTCAGGTGAGGGTCTCGGGTGATCTCCCTTCTTTTTGCCAGGCGGGTGTGGGCAAGAGAACCATAGCAGTAGACGGGGCGCTTTCGGAGAGATGGCACGGAGACACCGACGAGGTGGCCCCGGAGGTCCTCGATAAGCCGATCGTTAAACAGCAGCCAGTGGGGTCGGCTGGTGAGAATCCCTATGAGCTGGGCCATGCTTGACTCGTCGAACATGCGATAGGAGGGCCGCTCTCGCCAGTCGAACACCTTGTCCATGTTCTTGTAAAGCTGCTCGTATCCGCCCTTGTAGGTTGGCGGGAAGGTCATGATTCCGGCGTCGGCGGGAGCCGCGGAGAGGTGATCGATCACGTCGCCGGCGTAGTATGACGTGACCTTCACGGCAGCGAGGGCCTTCTCTGCCTTTGCCTTTGTCCCCTCATGCATCTCGCGGAAGTGGTCGCGGTATGCCTCAACGTAGCGCAGCCAGTATTCCGAGTCCTTGCCATAGCCCCGCAGCATCGAGGTGCAGAGCAGCAGCGTGGCGACGGTATCGAGCGGCGTCTTCAGGTAGGATTCTAGCCAAGCATACTCCTGGTCCTTGACGCCAAGGCCCAGGGCGGCCCCCGTTAGGTAGGCGCCGATGGCGGAACTGTAGAGGCTGATGTCGTTGGAGTGGCAGTTGACGGGGACGGATGCGAGGGCGCGTTCGAGGCCGAAATTGCCGGAGCAGCCCACATAGACATCGGAGACGGGCCAGCCCCGGACGGCCTCAAGGGCCATCGACTTGAGCGGTTGGGGCAGGCCACCGATGAAGGGCATGTCGGGGCGATTATAGGAGCCTAGGCTTGCTTCCCGCGCCCCGCTAGTGGCACTCGGGCGCGGGGCGCTTACGTGGCTAGGCCAGGGCTTGCGCCCGCTCGACGACCGCGTTGGCGAACGCCTCTATGTCGTTAGCCAGTCGGTACAGTCCGCCCGCGATTTCGCGTGGGTCGAGGCCACCCGCCTCTATTCCTTCCGTGATGATGGTGTCGGCCAGGTTTCCACGCTCTATCGGCAGATCGGGGTGAACCTCGCCCCAGATTTCCCCTAGCTCTTTCCTGTACATTGCCCCTTCCTTCCCCAGCTCTCTACGCTGGCCCAAACGCTGCAACGGGTGCAAGATTCGGGCGAGCGCGGGGGCCCGCCTAGATGATCTCCCAGTCTGCTTCCTCATACCCCGGCAGCGCGTTAATGGCCGCATGGCGAAGAGCGTCGCAAAACGCCTTACTCTCGCTGCCTTCCCAGTCTGGGTGCTCACAGCTTTGGTACTCGTAGCAAGCCAGTGCCTTGAGCGTCGCGACCGGGGTCAAAAGATGGGTGTACTCGACAACGTGAAAGTAACCGAACGTCGCTTCCGCCAAGGAGAAGCCCACCGGCCCCGGCAGGTTCGCGCTGTCCATGGGCTCATTGTAGCGATAGCAGACGCTTCTCACGTTCTCAGTGAGCAACATTCTGCCCACTTCGTTGATCGTGTCGCACGTGAGTTCTCGCCATCGCCGGGTTGCGTTGGCGACCGCCGTCGCCCCCCATGCCTCACCGCGCTGATAGTCGGTGTCCGTTGGCTCCTCAGGTGTGAGCCACCGGAATGAATCGCGGTGCCCGCCGTAGGCTATCGCTGCCCTCAGCAGCGCCTCTATGTGCTCCTGACTGACTATGAACGCTGACATCGTATCCCCTCCTGCTCCGTCACCGATGTGCCGAGCTCGCGCTCCAGCCATTCCGCCACGACGCGGCGGTGGCAGAACTCCCCGGGCTTCTCCCAGCAGAGAAGGATGGCGTCCTCGCCGAGGGCCTCTACCGTGGCCCTAGCGTCCAGCCGCTCCAGTTGGCTCATGAACTTCTCGCGGAACACAGCCTCGTCGGGCTCTCTCACCAGCGCCCAGGTCGCTGGCGCTAGAGGCATATACCTCCGGCCCTTGAAGCCTTTCGGTACCCCCCGGCTGATGGCGACGGCGTTGGGGTCCGTTCCTGAGAGTTTGAAGTTTGAGGTCTGCATTAGATCATTCTCCCCGCCAGGGTGCGGCCGTTGTGAGCGGCCAGCGCCCGGCGCGTCCCCGTGAGGCTCTTGATCAGGGTGTCGAGATAGGACATGGCCGTTTCCATCTCCGGCGCCAGGGCTTCGGCGATCTGTGCCTTGTCCATCCCGGAGAGTTCCTGCGCCGCCTTCGCCGCCAAGACCAGCGCCCGATGGTAGGCCGCGACCGCTTGCCTCGCCCCATCTGAGAGCTTCGTCTCCGGCATCATGTCGGCCTGGTTCTCTTCCATCCATACCTGCTCGCACAGGCCCCTAACCCCGTCGTCCAGCAGCCCCATCTCCTGCCAGATACGGAGAACCCGGGCTTGGCTGTTCAAGGTCAACTTGGTCAGGTAGTAGGCAACCCCTGGCTTCATCTGGCCGTGGCTGATTAGGTACTGGACGTCCTCGCGGAGATTCAGCAGGGCCACCCGCCACGTTATCTGGCTCGCTGGTAGCCCGACCAGCGCCCCAACCTCTTGGAGCGACATCGGTCGCGCCAGGAGCTTCGCCAGCATCTTCGCCTCTTCCATCGGGTTGAGGTCCTCGCGCACCGCGTTCTCCAGGACCGCCAGCTCGTACGCCTCGTCATCGGTGAGGTCGCGGACGAGAGCGGGGATGGTGTCCCACCCCGCTAGTTGCGCCGCTCGGAAGCGCCGCTCGCCGGCCACCACCTCGTAGTGGCTGTTCACTGGCCGGACGGTGATCGGCTGGAGCAGCCCCTTGTCCCGAAGGCTCGTCGCCAAATCCTGGAGCTTCTCTTTGTCGAACTCCTGCCGCGGCTGGCCCGGGTTGGCTTGGATTGCCGCTATCGGCAGATTGCTCACCGTCTGCTCTTCCATTTGGCCTTCCTACTTCCTCGCTTCCTGATACACCCAACCTATGATTAGCATAGCACACTAACGCCATGTTGTCAATAGATAAGGAAGGGAAGAGGGCAGAATTTTTCTCAGGACACGAAGCAGGGCTGGGGGCGATATCCGTAGATCGGGGGATGGGGGATTGTATGGGGATCTCGTTTTGTAGGGCGTGGCGGGCATTGTGGGGCAACAGATAAGGGGGCCAGAGGGGCCCAGAATCGTGCCTGGCGGGCGTAGCGGAATTGGCTGTGTGGGGATAGGGCGTTTGAGGGGTGCATATCCGCAATAGTTAGAGGGTCTAGGGGGGCAAAAGCGTGAAATGGCCTAGGATTGGGCCTAGAGGGTCGATACCCCAAGCCCATTTTCGCGCGCAGACGTAGCCTTGTCAGGCCGCCGATACCTCCTCGGGGAACACCATCGTCATCCGACCGTCACTCAGGCGCATCACGTCGATGCCGATGCCGCAGGTCAGGCAGCCGCTCACGGCCTCACCAACACGCCTTGCCCTGGAAACTTCCCGGCTTCATTGCCCCAGACCGTCCAGCCGGGGCGCACACGGTCTTGCTGCAGCGGATGCCCAGCTTCCTCGCCACCGTGCGGGCTGTCAGAAGCACTCTCGAGCGGGGAGCTATACCGTGGCGTTTCCTGACCACCTGGACGGCGACGGCGCTGCAGCCCAGGGACTCGCCGATCTTCCGGTCCGTCCAGCCGCGGGCGAGCAGTTCCTCCAGCCGCAGCAGGTCCTCGGCGCTCCACTTCCACCGGCTCCTCATGCCGACCTCTCCTCCGGCGTATTTCTCGCAAGCCGTCTCAAGAGCAAGGCGGCGTTCATTGGCCCTTCGGCACGCCTCTCCAGCTCTCGAAGTCCACGGCACAGGAAGTCGTACAGCTCCTCATCAGTCAGGGTTCCGAGCGCCTTCTTCTGGCGGTACGGCCCGGGCCACTGTTCCCAGACGATCTCGAGCGAGCCGCGCATCGCTGCAGGGATGGGGCGCAGCATCTCCTCCTCGAGGTCGCGCCACGAGGGCTCGGGGTCTAAACGTGCCGCCATCTCTTGCGCAGCCTGATCTCGTTGATCGTCCGAAAGTCCACTATGAGCTCGCCGCCATCACAGTTTTCCCGACACACCCGTGGTCCTTTGGCTCCCGGGCTCCTGTGCCGGCGTATTCGCTCTCCGTCATGACCAGCAGCGCGTCATAGCCGCCGCCATGCCAACGCCGGCCCTGCGAACGCTCCATGTCGAGCCGGGCCCGCCGGAGCATGCCGCAGCCTTCGGCGTGCCGGGTGGCGCGGAAAGCCCCGTTCATCAGGTAGCGGACGATCATCATGGCGCGCTCACCGTCACCAGTGCCACCGCCTCACCCAGCAGCAGATCGGCCGGCGTCATCCACCTCTCGGTCATCGCTCTGCCAGCAGGAAATGAGAGAACAGTAGCGCTAGGGTGGTGCGGGCAGGCCATCTCGTGGGCCACCCCAAACAGGCGGCAGGCGAACGGGCGGACAGGATAGATGCGGCATCTCTTGGCCTTGGCGTCTAGGAATCCGCACTCCAGATCAGCCTTCGCCTCCCAAGCGATGCTGCGTTCGTTGATGAAAGTCGCGATGGCCCCGTACTCCTGCTCCGTCACCGTCACTGGCCCGCAACATTCACCGCAGTTGTCACAGAGCGGCATCGCCGGAATGTAGGGATACAGGATACTCATGGCAGCTCCTGCGCCGTCACC